TCTCTTAAAGCATCTATAATAGCATCTAATTTAGTCTCAAGAATATCAGAACTATATTCTAACTTCTTAATCGTACCAAATAATCCTTCTTTAACTGTGATTAACTGTTCATCAGTATCACCCATCCTCTTATTAATGCTATCAATACTAGCACTCAAAGATAATGATACTGCTGCAAAAAACTTACCTAGTTTTGGATCTTTAACCTGAACTTCTTTCTGTGCTGTATTACTTGTTTTCGTAAGACCACGTGGGGGAACCATCGGTGTCTGAGACTTTACATTATTACCATAAGTTAAAGGTATCTGATGCTTTAAATCTACTCCAGCTGCAACTTCAGGAAAAGGTTGCCCTGCCAACTTATTCATTATATAAGAACTAGTTGGCTTAAATGGTCCTACTGGACTAGCAAATGGTGTAGATTGACCTTTTAAAAATGGATGCTGTGCTACATCACTAAAAGGTTTTTTCTGAAATCTTGAACCAAAGAATCCAAGTGGATTTGGTGTAAGTTTATGTCTTAATGCTTGTCCAAAATAATCTCCACCCTTTATTTCATATCCAAATGGCAATTTAAGAGTTCTACGAAATTGAGGGTCAAAAGGACGATCTGGTGTTTTAAGATTTTGTGCAATAATATGTTCTTCTGCTGCATTCCTTACATCAGAAGCATCTTGAGCAGCACTACTAGTAAGAGCCCACAATCTCCTAGCAATACTTTGAGTTAAATCTCCTTGATATGTCTTCTGAAGTGATGCCATTTATCTGTCTAATAATGCTAAGTGTATGTTAGATTTCCAACTTGGTATAACACCTGATTTAGTTATAATGATTGGTGGTGGTGTTGATGCAGTAATTTGATTATTTAATATAACTATAGGAGAACCAGAATTATCAATACTATTCTCAAACTCTTCAGTATCTTTACTATCAGACTCCAATAAAGAAATAAGTTGTTGTTTTACATTACTTGAACTTAGATCAACTTGATTTAAAATATCATTCAATATCTCTATATTTTCTGGAAGATACTCATTTGTTCTAGTAGGATCAATTCCTTCATTTTTCATCAAATCTTCTATTGTCTGAAATCTCCTACCTGATTTTAAGAAATAAGGAGTTAATTTCCTATCTTTTGAATTAGGATCATCCCATTTTAAATTCGCCAATACCTTATCTATATCACCATTCTCCAATGCCTTCAACATTTTTGGCCAATATACATTTAAATCACCAAAATTATATGCCATATCAATCAATGCTGCTTTTTGTTGCATCGTAGCATTATTCCATGCTGGAGTATTTTTAGCATATTCTAAATGTTCTAACCAATCTTGTTGGAACAATGCTTGTGCTTGCTCTTCAGTAATCCATTGATTCTCTTTAGGAAGACTCAACAAATAATAATAAGGACTATCTTTATCAATAAGATGACCATATCCTATAGTTGGATTACCTTCACCATCATCATGAACAATATGATCTCCCAACTCATTAACTTTTAGTTTTTCTGCTTCATGAACTTTAATCAATTGCTGAGAAAATTCTTTTAATCCAGCAGTACTAAATTTAGTGTCAACATAAGGCAGAATATTAGTCTTCCATAATGGATATGGTTCCATTGTTCCTACATTAAAGAAATCTAAACTAGTATGTGGACCTTCTATACTACCAACATCTTCCCTTCTATCTTTTAATGTACCCATTCTACCTAATTTTTGTCCAACACTAATCTTTTGTCCTTTACGAACATAGATAGCATTTTTTGGAAAATGTCCATATAATCCATCAAAATATTGTCCTGGTTGAGAAGGATCCTCACTTCTTATACGAACAGAATGACCATATCCTCTTCCACTTGATTTATCATAATGATATTCAAGACCAACTACTTCACCATCAAAAACTGCTCTATTATTAGTTCCAGCAGGGGTAAAATCAACTCCTGGTTCACCAGTCTTATCAATTATACCTGTATTATCTTGAGCATTAATATAAAGTCCTGGTCCACCTCCAGAAGTTAATCCTTTAAAATTAGGATTTTCATGTCTCTTTAAATTCCAAATGGGAAGATTATCTCTTTCTTCCAAATACTTCTCTTCCCTTTTAGCTAACTCTTGATCAGCAATCTCATCAACTGTCTTAACTCTACCAAATGGATTTTCCCATGCTATCAGTTGATTTTGAGCAACAACATCCAAATTTTCAGTTCTAACTCTACCAAGTTCTGATTTAAACGGTATATCAACTATATCAAAATTAAGTCCATCCTTCTGCATTTGTTCTCTAACTAATCCTTCTGCACCAACAGCACCAGCAATTTCCATAGAAGTAGACGCTAAAACTGACCCAATCTGATCTATAGCATTTCTAAATCCTAATGCAATTTCACTTTGTTCTTTATGTCCAAGAATTACCTCTCTTCCATGTAATTCTGCTAAACCCTTCTTAGTTCTTCCAGTTCCTGCTGCGTAACTTCCTCGTAATTCTTTCTCAATATCCCTCTGAATAATATAAGCATCTATACCAAGAGAAGCAGCAGTTCCTACTGTAGGAATACTACCAGCAATACCAGACAACATCTCAAGTCCAGCACCCTCATAATCACCCTTCATTAATCTCTCAATAGCAAATATACTACCAGCAACCCATCCAAATCCAGGAACCTTTTTACCTACAGCCTTAGTTACTCCTTTCTTTAATACCCTTTCTGTTGCTTCTCTACCAATAACTCTACCAACTGTCTGCTTAAACATCATTTGAGCAGCTTTTCTTCGTACCTTACCAGGTACTGCTTTCATTAATCTTACTCTAGACCTTACACCCTTAGCAACAGTCCTTCTAACTATTGCTTTAAATATTCTATTTCCTAATACAGCACCATATCTACGCATCAAAAAGTTAATTAAACCACGATTTCCTCTTCCTTTTTTTAATTTGGTTGGTATAAGAGGTGTTGATCCAAAATCACCAAATTGAAGACCTATTTCTGATGCTTCACCGTCAGCCTTAGCATCTTCTTCTGCTTTCTTTTCTGCTTTTACTCCTACACCCAATACATCAAGTAACTTATCAAATTTATCTTCTAATATCTTATTGTGGTTTATAATTAACTTATTGGTATCTACCAATCCAGCACCCAATACAGAAACATTTGAACTTAATGTATCAACCTTATCATCTAAATGGATTATTTTAACATCTAAACCAGCACCAAATAATTTAGATACTTGATCTCTAAGTTTTTCGTCTCTTATAGGAATAGATTGTCTATCTTCTTCATTTTCACGTATAAGTTCTTTAGCAGCTTCCTTTACTACAGGATCACCTTCTCTTTCATCTATATCCTTTTCATTATTTCTTCTTTTTATCTCACCCCAAATCATGCCAGCTATCCAACTGCCAGTATCACCTGAATATGTCTTCTGAAGAGATGCCACTATCTACTCGCTTTTGCTTGTTCTTGTTTTTGTTTGAGTTCTTCAAGGTATTGCATGAGAAATGTAGTATAAACTTCTTTTTCCCAAGGCATCATATTTTCAATTTCACTCAAGCTATATTTATGGTACTGCATGAGAGCAAAGTTCATTCTATAATACCCTTCCAAATTATTATGGAAGAGTGCTATGCGAAAAAACTCTGTAACCCCTCAATCGTATACGAAGATTCCTTACCAGTCTTAGGATTTATCACAACAAAATCATGTGATAATTTTGGTGCTGTAGTATAAAATTCTTGAATTTTCTCAAATTGCTTAGTAGTCAAACCATCAACAAATGTGCGGAATTCCTTCTTTGTAGTGGTAGTTGAATCATAAACTTCTTCAGCATCAAATATCTGATCTATTGATTCTGCAATAAAATCATATACCTGTTCTGTATTCATATCCTTCTGTAAAAACTCTCTATCAATAAATTGTTTCATACTAGGATATTTCATAATAATACCAGTTGTATCATCAAACATAATTTTAGAATTATGTCCTTTTGGTTTAACAACCTCTACATCATTAATATTAATTTGTGCTTCTACCTTTGTTTCATTGTCATCAAGACAAGTGACGTTTAATGTAATAACTTCTCCAATAGATGCTGCTCTAATCTTCAAAAAGAGATATTCCAGATCAAAGCTTGGAAGCGTATCTACCTTAATTCGTGAAATAACGCAATTTTTCAATAAATCCTTAACTGCACCAATTACTTGTTTTTCGTCTTCTGACTCAAGTGCCATCAAAAGCACTTTTTCCTCTTTTACAAGAAATGGGCGATATTTGACAGTTTTGCCTGTAGAGGGTAATTCAAGTTCATACGTAGGATACCCTATCTTTGGTAATGCCATAAAAATGATTTCAAGTCGTATATTTATATATAGCGACTTTTTCAGGCAAAAATATGCCGAGTAAATTTTTGCCGTTTTATGGAATTGAAAAGTTGAATTTGCTGGTACTATCCACCCCTTCCTACAAGTGTTTCTCCAACAAGCTCTTTTGTCAAACCACCATTACCAAAATTAGGATCATCTGGATCCAAACCACTTGGAGTATATTCTTGTCCATAAACAACAGTGTGCCTTGTGTAATAGAAACTGGCATTCACTCTTGTAAGTTGAGATGTTCCATAACTCAAAGGAACAGAATCAATAGTATATGGATAACAATTTTCTAAAATATATGTTATAGGAACTCTTCCATTAGCACCAGTATAATCTGGTTCTGTCTTCATTATTTTAAGATTACACACATAATTATCAATGTATTGTAACCTATTAATACGTTGCATGGGTCTTGAATCAATTGCCAGAGCAGATTCTTTTCTATTAGGTATCTTTACGATCTCTTCACCGTAAATATATTCATACCAAGAAGTTAAAAATTTCAATGCAGTTAAATCTGCATCACACAAGAATCCCAGTCCAACATCAGTAAATATCCTAGTATGTGGATAATTTATCTGACCTTCACCTTGATATCTACCTGTTATTGAACCAACAGCAGATTGAACATTAGGTAGTTGTGCCTCATCACACAACATATTAACTACCTGACGTTCATTATCTTCATAAAACATTGAAGCAAAAGGTGGACTTTTTGCCTGTTTAAATTGAAATTCTACATCATAACCAGTAGTAAGAGACATTCCTCCCTTGCTACCAATTCTTTGCATAAATTCATTTATCTGATTTACCCTTTTAGACACTCTAAATATAAATGTTGGATTCTATATTATATATGGCGTACTCAGGATTTTATAAACCAACTAACCCAAGAAAGTACCGTGGAAATCCGTCTCGTATAGTGTACAGATCACTATGGGAAAGAAAGTACATGAAATATTGTGACACCACACCTAGTATATTAGAGTGGGGTAGTGAAGAAATAGCAATACCATATAGATCACCTCTAGATGGTAAAGCACATAGATATTATCCAGACTTTTACATTAAGGTACGTGAAAAAAGCGGAAAAATATCCAAGTACATCGTTGAAATTAAACCAAAGAAACAAACTAAACC